ATTTAACTAACTTATAGGTGATTAAATGGCTACTATAGCAACTTTAAGAAAAAGTGGTAATGTAGAAAGTAATCAAGCTTTCAAAGGTTTCCCAGAAGGGCAAATGTTTGTAAGAAAGGCTACGATCTCAGTTCCTGCTTTAGCACTCAACGATGTAGTACAAACTATTAATGCATTTGCAGGGGAAACTTTGCACGCGTTAAGAGTTGTTTCTACTGACATTGACACAAATGGATCTCCTGCAATTGTGTTAGATATCGGTCACAGTAACACAGCTACTGAAACGACTGGTACTTCTACTGCAATTAAAGATGGTTCTACTATTGGTCAAGCTGGTGGTATTGAGTTATTCAGTGCATTAAGTGCAGATGATGACGCAATTGAACCAATTGAGTTCTCTAGTGATACAACTATTGATGTACACGTACAAGTAGGACCTGGTACAGGTGCTGCTGGTACACTAACAGTTACTGGGTACTTTACTTAAACGTAAATTTACCCTAGACTATGAGGATTGATTATTCTCCTAGTATCAATTGTTAATGTTTAAAGGGCTCACTTCGGTGGGCTCTTTTTACGTTTAACGTTTGGACCAGGTCGGTCTTCTCTTTTTTCAGGCAGACTATCTAAATGGGCTTTGATTTTTTTCATCATTTCCATATGTTGTTTCATGGTCATTGGTTCATTTTTCATTATTTTTTTTCCTGCGTTTAGCGTTGTTTTCTAATCTACGATCTTCATTTTCTCTAGCAAACCATTCTTCAATAATAAATTCTTTAGTTATCTTATTAGGATTCTTAATAAATTTTAAGTGTCGAGGTTTGATAATTAAGGTTGCATAGTTATGATATTTTTCATCAGTAAATACAAACTCGTATTCTTTATCATCACCAAAGTAATGAAGTTTATTGTTAATAAATTCAGCATGCATAATTACAACCTATTCTGAATAATGTTCCAAGCTTTTTGAATGTCATCAGTCGGACCGTCTGCCCATTCTATTTCTCTAGTAATAACATCATCAATAATATTTACTGCGTCTGCAATACTGTTGATTTCTCTTTCTGGCATAATTTACCTCTTTTTTGTAAATGATATCTAATATTATCTAAACTTTTTTGAGTTAGATAACCGTTGTGTTTAATTTTAGTTTGCATAAAAATTTTTAATTATGTGCGAAGGTACACAGCCCGCGGAACGGCTAACGTAGCACGGTCCTAAAGGACCGGTGCGGAGAGGGCCGTGTAGGGGGCAGTGTACGAGCACAATTAACAAAAACCTAATAATTGGAATCTAAGAAAAGTTTCTTTTGGCACTGCTTGCCAATTCCAAAACCTAGCAATCTTACCATGCTGCTCGTTTGTTTGAACTGGGCCAGTAGTCCAAAAAGCACTTCGGTCTGACCACACTTTCCAATTCTCTTGCGGCTTACCATCAAGATGTTGCTTTTTATAATCTTGCCAACCCTCTTGGTCAAATGCCCAGTCTTGGTTTAGATGCCTAGTACCTACCATGTTTTTAGCTCTAGAACTAAACCCAGTAATAGTAAACCGCACATCTGCTTGTTGATGTTTTATTAAAAGTGAATCACCTTCTTTAAAAAACACTGTAGGATCAATAGTATTTTCCGCCATTGCTGCATACAACTTGCCGTAATTATTATTGTAGTGCATGTTTAAATGGTAATAAACTTGACCAGTAATTTGATCTTCGACAGTTTCTGGACCATAAAGATAGCCATTTCTAGCATAAGGTACTTCATTTAAATCACACCAACGTGACTCTTTGTTGTTATAGGGGTGTTGATTGTAATAGCCTTTGCTATTAACTTGATATTGGGTCATCCTTCGATTTGCCATTTGATTCTCCGTATTCATATGTTTTAAGAAGTCTTGCTAAATACCATTGGGCTTTTAACAAATCTTCTTTTTGATTTTTGTATTCATAACGCCACATATATTTTATGACGTTACCCTTTAAATAACCTTGGAACTGTCGAGTAGTCATAGAAGCTTGAATAGCTTGTATGCACTCTATTTCTCCAGTGTTGTAGTGTGGTGGTTGATTAACATTATCCATAATTTTCTCCGTAGTAATGATACAACAAGTAGCTTGGTATCAGGGCATAAGGCACCGTATAAGTTTAACTTACCTGACACAATGTTTGTGATAATTTTACTTATCTCGTGTCTTTTGCAGTAGGTCCCCAGCACTCCATAGCAGTCCGGAACTAGCTGTCTGTGCAGCCGGTAGTTTCAACTACTTGTTGTACGTGTTAGAGATAGTGAGTAAGGTGGTATCTAGCGTTTGCTACACTGGCTGCTTGCTTCTGTGTAGTTCTGAGATCTCTAACCAGCATTGCGGTCGTATCTGTTACTCACTATCGTATTCTTTATATGCATCGTTAATAAATTGTTTATTTTGTTGTTCATACGTTTCAAAGTCTGGAAAAGGTTGCTCTCCATACGCTTGACGTTCTTTACAATTTTTAAAATATAATAACAACGCAAAGTTTTTATAACTCATGGTTTTATTTTATAGCTCTCTAAGATAATTTTCAAACATACCATACAAACCGTATTGCTGTTCTTCATTAACTTGCCACAAAATATAAGCGCTTAAGTCTACGTCATATTTACTAGAATAATCTTTTACATAAAGCTGTAAAAACTCTCGCACAAAATGATTGTAAAACCAATCATATCTAGCTACATCAATATCTACACTATTCTCAAGCACATTCGTAAGAATCTGTTGAGTAATAGTAACCTCAGTTGCAGCTTGAATTTCATCAAGTTTAATTAACCAAGCTTTGAACGCATCTATAAGCACGTGCACATGCTCTTCATGTTCTAAACTAAGTGCATTAACTTTACCCATTAGTCTCTCCAATCAGGTTGTTTTTCTTCCCATTTGCCACGAGGCGTATGCAAAGTGTAATTAAAAACTTTCGTTGGTTTTGTAGTAACTACAAATTTCTGGTGTACCATAGTCTTCTTCATAATGAACAAGACTATAGTAGCTACTAGGCCACCGACCATAGCGGCAGCCATACCAGAAAAAGTACCATAGAAAGCAACCATAAGCGTAAGCGTAATCAAGACGTCAACAAAGACATCATGACCAATAGCTTTACGCCCACCAATTTTAAGCGCAAGCAAAAGCAGACCTAGCGCGCTGAATATTCCTATAGCTAGCATTGTTTCTGTTCCTCCATATTAAATAAGCCATATACCCAAATTGAACAAGTTCAATCAAGATCCACATTGCGGTAGTAACCGCGGTAATTGTTGCATTAGTCATAATCTGCAATCCTCCAAATAACAAACAAGGCAGTAGCTGTAAACAGCAGCACTCCAAGTAGTACAAGAAAAGTATGAAAAGAACTTGCCACTGCAATTAGGCCGAACATAATCATACTACCAATGAGTACTGATACGCCGTACTCCTTCGCGTGTTTTTTAAACAGTTTCGATAATTTCGCCATAAGGCGCCTCCGTTGCTGAATTTGTTACCCAAACAACTGGAAAGTGTGGTTCACTTCCAAAGTCATCGGATTCCAAATCGGTTAAATAAATTAAGCAGGATATTTCTGGGTGTGTTTCTGCCATGTGTTTAATAGCAGGTCCAAACCTAGTACCACCTCTGCCTTCCATAGTAACTTTCAAGGGCAACGATTCACGGTTGAACGTTGCTTCGGCAGTTACTTCAGTGTCGGCTTGCACAAAATGTACATTTTCAACATTTGCATCAATTAGCATAGCTGAGATCTCGCCAAGATCTTGGTTAAGTTCTTCGTCCGTACGCGAACCAGAAGTGTCAGTAATAACACCAATAGACTCTATACTAGGCGAATACAAACTAGGCAAATACAAACCACTAGCAATAAATCTACGGTTGGGTTTCTGCCAACTGAAATCTGATTTATTGTTGTTACGTAAGAACCTGGCTAGCTTTGCTTTCCAGTTTACTTTTGGTTTGACTATTGCATCTACCAAAGCTTGTAAAGACCCTGGTAATCTACCTTGAGCTTTAGCTGCTTCTGCTGCTTGTTGTATAGCAACAGACATTTCAGCTTCAAACTCGCCAGGGTTTTTATCAATTTCTGCAGACTTTTGTACGCACGCTCCAAAAGCTTCTTTATCATCAGATGCTGGTGGCGGATTCTCTTGAAGGTCAGCGTACACTTCATCTGTAGTTTTGTTAGCATACTTATCGTCAAGCAAATCTGTATGCGGTAAGTGCAAACCTGCATCACGCACAACAAGATTGATTACATAGTCTCCAGCTACATTCCAAAGATAATGGTCACGTTCATGCAACCGTACCATGTGCATAAACACCACATGCATTACTTCGTGAGCAAGCAGACCAACACGTTCTTGGTCTGTCAAACTCAAAAAGAATTTTGGATTGTAAAGCAAATGTTTACCATCTGTGCCTGCAGTAGGAACCTCTTCAGTTTCTATTGGTCTCAATCGCAAGCACAAAGTACCAAAGAAAGGTTGCTTCAAAAGAAGTTGCGACCTAGCTCTAGTAAACTTTTGTTGGGCTTCACTCATCATCGTCTCCAAGTAATGTAGAACTCAACATAACGTTGTTGAACTTTTGAGAAACATTTTCAACAGCTGCTGCATGCTCTACTTGTTTCTTCTTACGCTCAGTACGTTTATGCACAGCTACCATTTTTTCTGGCATAACCGCTTCAACAGCGTTGGCAAGTTGAGGCCAAGCTTTCAAAGCTTGATTGAGAGTTTCAAAACGATCTAAAGTATTAAAATATTCTTTAGTATCATTTTTTAGTTTCATGTTTGCATTTTTAATTGCAAGCCACTCAGCTACACACTGACGATACAACTCATCGTCTGGCTGTCTGAACAATTGCACTGGCATAGCAGAGCTGTACTTATCTGTAAGCATCTCAACCTCATTAGGCAATTCAAAGTTAACACTATGTATTTCCTGCTCTCCAGATTCTGTATCCCAAGCTTCTGAAGTAACATAGTCTCGCAATTGCCAGTCTATCTCTTTCTTGTACCCATCAGAATCGCATTTAGTAACACGTTCTCTTTGGGCGTCGCTTGTTATAATATCCGTCATAATATGGACAGTAAAACTAGTCTCTGTTTTAAACATATCTTTTCTAGAGTCTTCTGTAAAAACTTTAGAAGTTTTCATATGTTTTTCGTACACCTCCTTAAAGTCAGTAAACATAGGTTTAACATACTTGTCGTATATTTTTATACCCAAGTCTTCTGACATTGTAGGAGTTTTGTTTACTTTTCTGTAATCGTCTTTAAACTTGTCACAAAGTTTTTTAAGAAGATCATCCGTCATTCTGGCTGTAGCCATAATTACCTCCGGTAATTGTTATAATACAACTTGTGAATTTTTGTTGATCCACTTAGTCATTGTATCGTGAGTTAATAAATTTCTGTCAACGGCAACCATGCCTTTGACTAGAACCACTTGGAACTCAGTAGGAATCTTGAGAACAAGCTTCATAATGTTTTCCATCTTACTTTCTTCAGCACGCGCTGCAAGAGCACCTGTAAGTGCATACAACACTGCAGGATCCTCTGATGGCATGTACGTGCTAGGATTAGCAATCAAGTTGTCAATATCAGGCAACTTGTCTGCAACTTTTGCAAATGCCAAAAACTCTCCAGCTGGCCCGTCACCGACTGCAGCTGATATGCCGTAAAACATACCTTCTGCATCTACAGAGTCTTCCAACTTCAATCGTTTATCAACGAATGACCAACTTCTTGGAGTAGGAAAAGCATACTCATCTGCATTGAAGCTGTACAAAAGACCTGGTCGGTAACGCATGAACGACACCAG